TCCTTGTGCTCCTGTACCAGTCGTACCTTGTGCGCCAGTTGTGCCTTGTGTGCCATCTGCACCTTGTGTACCAGTTGCACCTTGTGTTCCTGTACCAGTTGCACCTTGTGCACCAGTTGTACCTTGAGTGCCTGTTGTGCCTTGAGTTCCTGTTGCGCCTTGTGTGCCAGTGGTTCCTTGTAGACCTTGCGTACCCTGTGTTCCAGTTGTTCCTTGTGGTCCAGGATTTGCTGTTAAATATGTATCAATGTTTTGTGCAAGTAGTTGAATGTCCGCAGGAATATCTGGCGGATCTGAATAAGCGGGAAAACTAAAACCCTTTGATGTTGAGCCCATTTTAAAATTATACCACCTTAAATATTATAACAATCATTTAGAACTAAAACACTCTGGGTGCCTAATAACTAAAGCCTTATTAACCCAAACCTGGTCTTCAATATTCCAGCCCCATTCGTATGATACGTCTATAAGGGCAAATCCTTTGTCAGTCATAAATTCTGTAATTTTATCAGTAGTCACATGATCATCGTGCATTGGAGTTTTTTCAGTCTCTAAATGAAATAGCCGAACATCTTTTAGCCGATCCCCAAATCCTTGTAGGACTTGCCAGCTATATCCTTCTGTATCAACTTTAACAACATCTATCCTATCATTGACCCCCAAATTTGATAGAAGAGTGTCCATGCGAGTAGAAGGAACTGTTATCTTCTGAACCTTGTCTGCATAGTATTCGGGGGTGGGGCTAATAGATCTATCTTTATTAAATACTGAGGATGTGCCAGAAGATTCTTTATCTTCACCATTAACAATATGAAAATCAGTTTGCCCGTCTTTTTCTGTAATAGCTGTATAAATAATATCCATCCACGGGTATTTAGATTTTGTTTGGCTAATAGCATTTACGTTGGCATCTACAGCAATTACCCTAGTGCTATTTAATTTCTTATATAAATAGTAAGCATCATCACCATCTCTTGTTCCAATGTCTATAATTATAGGAGCATCACTATCAAAGTGTTTACGGAAATTAGTTACTACTGGTTCTAATGGATCAATATATTCCCTTGTTTCAAATAATTTAAGATTGCCGATAATTGCTATTCTGTATCCATGCGTTATATCTTTTTTAAGGATTTCTTGGAATAGGTCATAAGACTCATCTTTTCTGCCGACCCACCAGCCAGCAACAGCTTTTTCAAACATTAAAGAATACTCTCCTGGATAATCTACCCAAGTAGGCAAAGCAGATACTTTATTTTTTGTATGCATTAGCCCTGTCTCAGAAAATGTATACGCTTCTTGCCAGCGCTTTGCTCTTTCACAATATCTTGCTAAAAGAAACCACGCCTCTGGTCTTGTTGGAATATATGCAACAGCTTTTAAGAATAAATTATGTACTGTGCTTTCACGATTTTTTTGATTTTCAAAACATTGAGCAGACTTTAAAAGAGATGTGTATACATATTCTGGATGAGAGTTATATCCATATTCTGCTGCACGAAGATAGAAAGAAACGGCAGAAGCTGTTTGTCCAGCCTTTTCATATTCCATTGCAATATTAAAGCTTAAAATAGGATTGAAGGGGTCTTTAGAAAGATCAACAACTAAATCATTTATTGACTTAAACATTTAAAGCCTCCTCAATCATTGTATCAATAACTTCACCAGGAACTTCTAAAACAAAAGCTGCATTGTCTTGGAATCCAAAACTAACTAATAGATTTCCTTCATGTTCTGCAGCTCCTGCACAAAACTCAATTTGTCCATCTAGAAAAGCCCAATTTTCAGGAGATACTCCTACTAAAACAAAATCTTCATCCCATACGCATATGCGATGGCGATAGGTTCCATTCTTTTGTTCCATATAGTTTTTGAATAAAACAACTTCGTGAGAAATGGCAATATAATGCTTGCCCCATTTAATTAACTGAGATCCGCCACGTTGTTCTGTATCAGGCTCTACGCCCTGTTTAAGACTTATTTGTTCACAACGAGCAGGCAGCTTAGGAAAAGTTTTTACAAGCTCAGTTGGAGATGTCCATTTAATGTAATGAAATGGCTTATCAAGAATGGGCATCCAATTCTTTTCACAGTATGAATTTTCATCTATTGGGGCTGGTATTCTAATTCGTGATATTTCTTTGGCCGTCCATTTAATCTTATCAATTTTTAATTCTGATAATTCCATGCGACCAACTCCGTTGGTTGTTGTATCTCTGCGAACTCCTGTGGCATAATATTTGCCATCCCATTTAACAAGTCTGGCATCTTCCAATCCAACAAATGTCCATATCGGGGGAACATCTAATTTAGTAGTATCAATCAATGTCCAGTTAATTATATTTAAATCTTTATCAAGTCGGCAAAGGTAATTATCTGTAACTAGTCTTTGATCTTCTTCTGGATGTAAATATGCTAATGGTCCCCATACGCTAGGAAACCTTTGATCATTTTCAGAGTGATATAAAGTATAGTTTATGTGTCTTAGTATACATAGGATATCTCCATCATCATCTATAAAGATAGAGGGGTTCATTAATCCTGTCCCGCCCGTTTCTTCGGCGGGAATAATAAGAGGAACTAATTTCCCCCCATTAGATATTGATCTTTGTACTAGATTCATAGTACCTATTCTACTATTTTAAGTAAGCAATGTAAATACTTAAATTATTTAACGTAAACTAAAACTTTTCCTGCTCCGCCAGTTCTAGCAGCACCCGATCCAGAAGCATTACCTCCTCCACCACCGCCAGCGCCGCCTCCAGGGGAAGTTCCGTTACCTCCTGCGCTTCCAGAACCGTCATAATATCCTCCGCCGCCTCCGCTGCCTCCATTTGAAGCTCCGCCTCCACCGCCTCCTGCTCCTCTATAAGGCTGTCCTGAATCTCCATACATAGCTGCTCCACCACCGCCACCGCCTCCTCCAGATGTTGCAAATACGGGAATGCTTGCGTCTCCTGGTGTTATTGGACCTCCGCTTCCTCCAGAAGTACCAGCAAAGCCATTATATATATATCCTTGACCACCAGTTCCTCCAGTACCTCCGCCAGTTGTTTGTCCCGTTCCTACTGTATTTGAAGCACTTCCGCCTCCACCGCCTGCGCCACCGTTATAATATCCTCCACTACCACCACTAGCTACGGCTCCCCCAGAACCACCAGAAGATGTAATAATAGTTGAACCGCTTTTAACAATTGTAGTTGAGCTTCCAGCGCTAGTTCCAGAACCTCCGCCGCCAATTGCTATTACATATTGATCTCCAGCAACTGTTGTAATGTCTCTTACTACAAAGCCTCCGCCGCCTCCGCCGCCTCCGCCGCCTCCGCCATAATTATTTCCAGCCCCTCCACCTCCGCCTGCTCCGCCAGCAAACGCAATTCGTGTTTTCCCTGCAGGAACAGTATATGTGCCATTAGCAGTAAATGTTGAATCTAATACATAAATAGGTTGTGGTGTTATAGAGTTACTTGCCGTTGATGCGGAAGAAGTTCCAAATTTATTTGTTGCAGCTATTGTAAATGTATAACCAGTTCCTCCAACAAAACTTCCAGTTACCGAAATAGGAGAAGTAGTTCCACTATAGGTTAATGCAATTGATGGGGAAGAAGTAATTGTGTAAGAAGTTATGCTTGCATTACCTGTACTTCCAGATGTAAATGGAACAGAAACTGTTGTTGTATTTGTAACAGAAACTGTTCCAATAGTAGGAGTTCCAGGTGTTGCAAATACTAATGAATTAGAAGCACTGGAAGCAGATGAAGTTCCATTAGCATTAGTTGCTGTAACTGTATAAGTTCTTCTACCTGCAACTGTTTCTGTCACAACAATTGGCGATGAGGCGCCAGTATTTGATGCTCCAGAAGAAGAAGTAACAGTATAGCTAGTAATAGCAGAGTTTCCAGTAGAACCTGCTGTAAATGTAACAGATGCGGTTCCATTTCCTGCTGTAGCTGTTCCAATAGTGGGTGCTTGTGGAACTGTAGATGGAGATAATGATGTTGAAGCAGCTGTAGCGGCTGAACTGCCATTAGCATTATTTGCTACTGCTGTAAAAGTATAAGATGTTCCTGATGTAAGGCCAGGAACTGTTACTGGTGATGTTCCAGTTGCACTTAAAGATTCAGGAGAAGATGTGACTGTAAACCCAGAAACGGCTTCTCCGCCTGTTGCATTAGCTGTAACTGGAACAGACGCAGATGTGGTTGATCCAAATGCTACTCCAGTTACATTTGTTGGAGTGCCAATTGTTGGTGTCTGTGGAACCGTAGTTGCAGTTATCGAACTAGTTGGTCCAGTTGCTGTTGCGTTTCCGTAACTGTTTGTTGCAATTACTGTAAATGTATATGCAGTATTTGATTGTAAGCCAGCTACTGTAACTGGAGACGAAGAAGCTGTTCCAGTAAACCCACTTGGAGAAGAAGTTGCTGTATAAACAGATGCCAGTCCTCCAGTTGCATCTGGAGTAAATGCTACTGTTGCAGATCCATTATTGTATGCTCTTGATGTTCCAACATTTGTTGCAGCTCCAATAGTTGGAGTTTTTGGAATTACTCCAATTGCTGACCATCCAGCAGATGTGTACACTTCAATTGAAACTGTTTCTGTATTTGAATAAATTTGTCCAACCGAAGCTGGATCTGGGCGGGAAGCAGTATTACCTACTGCATATGTTCCAGGTAAACCCGCTAATGTGGCGGGAGCATAAGTAGTACCAGCAGATGAATATAATATTTGTCCTGATGTAGGAGAGGTTGTTGTTCCTGTTCCGCCAAATTGTGTAGCAATTGAAGAAGTTGAATCAAGATTTCCATATGCATCTGCAACAACTGGTCCAGATGCAGTAATTCCTCCTACTTGGAGTTTATTTTTAACTTTGAAATCTTTATTTGACAACTTGGATCACTATCCCCTTATTGATATAGAATAATTATAGCAGAGTTGTTTTAAAACCCCGCTCTTGGTGATGCCTGATGTATTAGCACGCTTGATATTAGCCATTTACTTCCTCCCAGAGGCAAGTGTCTTCATTTAGAATCCAATCACCTTCTGTTGGTTTTGGCGGTATAAATGCATCACGAACTGAGTCGTAAGTGCAACCAATACCTGCAAAATTTTTACGAAAAGGAGTTCCGCCATGAAGATGCACACCCCCCAAAGTATTATAAGAAGTCTGTTTACAAATTAATCCTGGACGAAATTCTGCGTAATGAGATTCCCAGTCAGAAATGCCGTCTACTACTTCAGTTTCATTGCGTCCAGTAATAACTTCAGTAACAATATTATTTTGATCTATAAATGCGTAATGTGCCATTAGATTGTCACCGTTCCTGTTCCTGATGTAAATGTATACATTTTATATCCAGTTGGAGTTGTTCTGGTATAACCAAGACCAGCAGAAATTGTTGTTATATCTGGAAACGTATCTGCATAACGAAGAACTACAATACCTGAGCCACCTGCGCCACCATAACCATCTTGGTATCCAAATGCAACGTATCCGCCACCACCACCGCCTGTGTTGGGAGCACCTGCATTACCAACGGTTCCCGTAGCAACGGCTGAAGCGCCACCACCTGCTCCACCAGAACCTGATGTGCCGCCATTTGATTTCTGACCTGCGCCACCACCGCCACCTGCATAGGTATTTCCATCAAATGCGGTTGAACCAGCACCACCATTACCACCGTTATTACCGCTAGCCCCTGCTCCTACCGCACTTGCACCACCGCCACCTCCAGCGCCCTGCGCTGAAATACCAGTACCGCCAGCGTAGCCTTCAACTGGAGAGTACGAACCTGCGTTACCTCCACCGCCGCCACCAGGGATTGCACCGCCTGAACCGCCGCCACCTGAACCACCTGATAATCCTGCGCTGTTGCCACCGCCGCCACCGCCACCGCTTGCGTTAATTGATGAAAAAGTTGAAGTACTACCGCTTGTGTTTGAGGTTTGATAGTTTGGACCACCCGCAGCAACCGTTACTGTGTAACTGGTTCCAGGACTTACCGCTAAACTTGCTGCAGTTCTATACCCACCTGCTCCACCTCCACCCGTTGGTCTAGTTTGAGAGTTTCCACGTCCGCCATTTCCACCACCTCCAACTACAAGGTATTGAACTGCTGATATGGCAAGAGCAGGAGTAATCGAGTTAGATGCAGAAGATGCAGCAGATGAACCGTTAGCGTTAACTGCAACAATTTGAACTGTGTATGCCTGGTTAGCAGCAAACGTTCCAGTAACTGTCAATGGGGTTGAAGTACCAGAAACAGTCAAGGCAATAGATGGGCTACTTGTTGCCGTGTAAGAAGTAATGGTAGAACCACCAGTAGCACCAGCAGTAAATGGCACTGATAAAGTTGTTGAGTTAGTTACTGTTACTGTACCGACAGTAGGTGCTTGAGGAACAGTCGTTGCTGTAATGCTTGAAGAAGCAGGTGATGCTGTTGATGTTCCATTAGCATTGGTTGCTGTAACTGTATATGTATACTGAGTAGAAGATTGAAGTCCAGTAACTACTAATGGCGATGATGCGCCTGATGCTGTATATGAACCAGGAGATGATGTAACCGTATATCCAGTAATTGCAGAGCCACCAGTTGAAGGTGCTGTAAATGCAACTGATGCAGAGCCATTGTTAAATGCACGGCTTGTTCCAACATTTGTTGCTGTTGGAGCAGACATAGTTGCTGGTACTGTTGAAGGCGTTAATGAAGAAGATGCAGAGCTTGATGTTGAGTTTCCATTAGCATTAGTTGCAACTGAGGTAAAGGTATAAGATGTTCCAGAAGTTAGTCCAGCAACAGTAACTGGGCTTGTGCTTGATCCAGTCAAAGATCCTGGGCTAGATGTTACTGTAAACCCTGAAACTGCCTTGCCGCCTGTTGCATTTGCTGTGACTGGAACAGAAGCAGAAACAGTGGATCCAAATGCTGAACCAGTAATATTTGTTGGGGTTCCAGTTGTTGGTGCTTGTGGTACAGAAGTTGTTGTAGCTGAAGATGAAGAGCTAGATGCTAATGCATTTCCATATCCGTTGGTTGCTGTGACTGTAAAAGTATAAGCTGTTCCAAGAGCTAGACCAGTTACTCTAACTGGAGATGAAGATCCTGATGCACTAATTGTTCCAGGAGATGAAACTGCTGTAAATGAAGATGCTAATCCGCCTCCAGATGCTGGTGTAAATGCAACATCTACTGCTCCTGAGTTATATGCAACATTTGTTCCAACATCTGTGGCTGTTCCAATAGTTGCTGATAGAGGAATAACACCAAGTTGAGACCAACCGCTTGATGTATAAACTTCAATATATCCAGTTTCAGTATTTGAATAAATTTGTCCAACCGAAGCTGGATCTGGGCGAGATGCAGTGTTACCCACTGCATATGTTCCAGGAAGAGATGTTGCATTTGTTGGTGCATAAGTTGTTCCACTTGCCGAATATAATACTTGTCCAGCATTTGGTGCTGTTGTTGTTCCTGTTCCGCCATATGTTGCAGTAATGTATGCAGTTGAATCAACTGCTTTATTTCCATCGGAAATAAGTGGGCCAGCGCCACCAGTAAGACCATTAATGGTCAACCCATTT